GCTGAGGCTCTATCATATTCTCAAGAGCAATAGTATTCATGTCTATTGATACATCTTCTAAAAGTTGATCAAAGGGTCTGTAGCGGAGTGTATAATTGTACATTTATCTTTGAATTAAATGATTATTAAAAATTATTTCTTTTAATATTTGCCTAGGTCTACCATAATAAAATTTATGTATCAAACTGTCTCTTTTTAAATTGAAATAATCTTCAACTTCTCTTTTGCTATTAAATATAATACAAGTATTAGTATCTAAATTTGTAACCTTAACAATTTTACCTTTACATCTTTTACCTTTATTTTTAGCCATTGTCTCTTTAATAGCTTTTATATGTTCAGGTGTATAATTTCTTTTTTGACCTCTAAGTTTAGACATTCTAGCTTCTACCCATTCAGATGATTGTTTTCTACCTTTAAGAGCAGTAGTTTTACCTTTTCTTGTCAATGATCTTTTTTCTAAAGCTTCTTTTGTCATGTGTGCTAAATCTTCACCACCTTTTGTAAGATTGTATCCATTTTTTCTTATATCTGTTCTATGGTAACTTATCCAAAAAATTTCTCTTTCTTTTAAAAATAATTCATCACATTTTTCAACAGGAAAAATAATCATTTTTTGTTTTTTATTAAATGCATTTTGCAAATAAGAATTAGAATGTCTATTTGCTTTTAAATCATTAACATGATCTCTTACTCTTATTTTATAATGTTTACTTAGTCCAATATACATTTTTCCTGTATCATAATTTAAAATACAATATATACAAGATTTATCATATGCATTTTCTAAAACTTCCATTATCTTAATGAGTTTTGACTATCATCAGCACCATCAGCTGGCATCTGTGAAATCATAGTTAATTCTTTTAATACAAACTGTTCTGCTTCTGAAAATAAATAATCAGGAATAGCTAATGGCTCATCCTGTTTTATTTGACAATCATCCGTATCACATGTTTCTACTTTATTTTCAAATATGGCTTCCATTCTTACAGCATCCCAATCTATGTTAGGTGCATATAGATAACCATTAAGATACCAGAAGTATGGTCTTTTATTATATTTAAAAGTACTAGACTTAGTTATTGATACCCAGGTACCTGGATCTGTACGGAACATTTCTATAGATCCATCTATAGAAGATACAGTACGGATAATAGGACCAAACATACCATCAAGAATACTAGGTAGTTTATCTTTAGATCTTTTAAAGTAACATTCTGAGTATACACCAATACAACCTGCTTCTACTTTATCAACATCAATAAGTTCAATATATGGAAGCACCTGAAAGATCTGACTCATTTTCATAAGTCTAAACTGATTATCTTCTCTCTTAATTAAAGTCTTTGCATATTTACTAAGAGCAAAATAGATTGTTCTATCAGTTAAGAATGCATCTTCTTTAACTGCTTTAAGTGCATTTCTTATTCTTGATATAGCTTCACCAATAGTTGTCATATGTCAAATTCATTATATGTTTTCAATTCCTTTTTTGTTTTTTCAAGCATAACTTGTTTAAACATTGCTTTTTGATATGTCTGTCTAAGTTTTGTTGTAGGGTCTACAACAAGATACATATTCCAATTTTCAGGATAAGTTTTAGATACTTTTCTTTTGAATTCTCTACAAGCTACAAAAGTCCAAAATTCCCTATTTTTCATTTTTTGTTTTGCAGCATGACTGGTAAAAAATATTTTGGCCAGCTTACCATCAGTTTCCCAATTTCTATTTGTAACTGTTACACCATATTTATTAGATTTAACAAAGTCAATATTTTTCTTTTTACTTTCTTGACATGTTCCAATAAATATCCAACCAATTTGTTCAGGAAGTTGAACACCATCTCTTTTATCTATTACGGTATTGTAAACAGCATTATTAAACTTTCTTACTATTATTTTTAATAACTGATTATCAATATCCTTATACTTAGAATACTTTTTCTTAAACATTTCAAAGAACTCTTTATTTAGAACATTGTGAACATCCGGTCTAAATCTTGGAGCTTTTACATCTGGTTTTTTAAATCCATCCATACTATTACTATTAATATACTAAAAATAAATGAGACTAACAAATGTAACTAAAAAACAAAACCCCCACAAGTGTGAGGGTAATGCCTTGTTGTCACAGAAACCAACAACCTGTAACTTCTTTTAGCCAACTCTTCTTATTGACCAATCAATATTATCACCTGATACTGATGTATAATTAATACCTGATAAGTTTAATACTTTTAATACAAGTACAGTACCTGCAGTAAGTTGAACACCTTGCAATACTCCTGTACCATATACTCTTAAAAACGGTACCTTTTCTGGTAAAGAAATTATATCAGCCGCATATGTTGTAAGACCATTAGTTGTTGTTACACCTATTTGTATACTTCCTCCAAATTTACCCCAACCCATTTGTCCAGGACCAGTCACTGAATTTGGTGCACTTAAATAAATGTTATAATTAATATCATACTTACCTGTTTGTGGACATGTCCACTCTCCTGTTAATGGAGCATATTGGGATGTTGTAACATTGTTTACTAATTGATAGTTAACAGTTAGATTAGTTACTGTAGCTCCATTACCAATAAAAGAATTTGCTAGGGTAGAGGGTAAAGAATCAATATTTTGAGGAGCACCTGTAACAGCTCTAAATGATGTAATAGGAATTATTTGTGATGTTTCATTACAAAAATAATCTACTATATTTTCTATAGCTTCAGCTACAGTATCATTTGTAGTAACTATAATTTCCTCATCACATAAAATATTATTACCAGTATATATTACACATTGAGCATCCATAACTTCAGAACATGGTTCTGGATTAGGACATCCTTGTGGTGTTGGACATGGTGCAGGACTTGGCATGAAGCTATCTTCACATCCACATTTCTTACATGTATTTGTTGTTGTCATTATTTTATATTTTAAGGACAAGAATAATTTTTAATATCTGTTGTACATGGATCTAAATATGCAATAAGACCATCTAATTGTATCCATCCAAATCCACCTAAGTTTGTTTCATCATTAGCATCACAACTAAATGGATATGTTAAGTTTACATCATAATCTAATGTAACTGGTTGTGCACCTGATAATGGTGAACTATTCATTACACTAGTTGCACTTTGATACTTAGGTACATATTCTCCTGATCTTACATGAGACATAACATTATTTAAAGTTGATGTGCTATACGGGTTACTTGGTGTTCCCCCATTTCCTGCAGTTTCTTCAAACTCTTTCATAAGACTTAGAACCAATGTTTTATTAGATCTTATAGTTGGTCTTACTACAGTATTCAACATACCACTATATAAAGGAGCAGAACTAATTTTTATAAACCTAAATGCAATTGCTTGATTTAAATTATAATTGTTATCAAAATTAGTTCCTACATCTACTATACTTGTTGGTATAACAGAGTTACCTTGGTTAAAGGTAATAGAACCATTTGAATTTAATACTACTGATCCAGGACCCGCTTGTGATGGTGCAACAGTTGTATTTAAAAAATAAGTATCTGTCAAAGGAGCAGATCCATTATAATCCCATATTAACGGCTGATTACCATTTAATGGATCTTGTAAAGGAATCATAAGAACACCTCTAAAATGAATAGCATTTCCTATTCTTCTACATTGAGGTACTCTATTGTTATTTATATTATAAGTACCATACCATGCAAATCCTTCTAAATCTACCCAACCTGTATCTTGTATATTTGCAGTTAATACACCTGCTGTTAAATCTAGATTTACACTATTAGTATTACTTGTACTTACCAACCCTGTACTAACTGCGGCATATAAATCACAAATAACAATCCATGCATTTGTAATACTTTCTGCAAGAGTTGATGGAACTGGTGTCCAGTTTGGATCTGTAGTTACATCAGTACCAAAAGGACAAGCTGGAACTAAAGAGTTTCCAATGTCTGCTGGAGTACCTAAGACATTTATTAATGAACAATATCCATTTGCAACACTATTTATTAATTGATCCAACACAGTATCAATAGCATATGAATTTCCTGCAGTTAAAGTACCAATATTACAATCAACTATAATTGTTGGTGTTGGTGTTACAGGTGGGAGTGTGCTTTCTAATGTTTCAACTCTAATTAATATATCATCAATTTGAGTTTGAAGATTTAAAATCTCATTAATAATTGAAGTAATTTTATCACCAATTGCATTTACATAATCTACTAATTGCATAGTAGTTTGTGTACCCATCACAAATGGTGGAGCAACAGTTACAACACAATCAGGACATGTAGCTCTTGCACTTCTAGGAGTTCCTGTAGAAGTTGATTCAGAATTATTGATATTTTCAAGTGCACAAACTTTGTCTATTATTAACTGGATAAGTTTTTGAAAATCATCCGGTGGACAAGCTGTTAAATTAAAACATGATAAATCATAGTTTGTAATTTTAAGTGTGTCCATTATAGTACATAGTTCTGTAGCTAGTTTAAATACTACATCAGATACAGTGTCTCCTGTACATAATTTAATGCATGGAATATCTGGACCCTGCCATATCACACAATTACTTGATATTGGGCTACACGGTCTATTATCTAAATTTAATGGTTTCATATTATAATATACTAATTATTATTGAGAATTACAAGTCTTAAGTGTAGTATTACATCCACACCCGCATGAGCTAGGTGGACATCCACAAGACTGAACTGGTTTACATATATAATCAGGATCAACTAAAGCAGCTAAATCTATAAGCTCTTTTTTAATTAACCACTTCTCATCATCTTCAGGACAACAGTTGCTCATACCATATCTAAGCCTCATAACTTCTTTATATAATATCTCTGATGCTCTACATGTTATCTTTTCCCATTTATCTATATCACATGTTGGTACAGAATACCCTGGTTTTATTTTTCTTTTAGGAGTTACTATAGGACATGTATAAATACCTAATGTATCAGTTTCTGAGCACTCTCCAAATATTTCTAGATTATCAGTTTCAGGATAATCTAAAGTCCAACCCTGTAAACATATTTTTCCAGTAGACTGTCCAGCAGCTAATGTAATTGTTTGTTCTTGACTATTACAATCAATATATGTATATGTTTTTTGTTCTGTACTATAGTTTGTCATTCTATTACAAAGACATGGTGGAGGTGGCGCACATTCAGGACATCCTGTATATGTATTTGTAATTGTAACTGGTACTGGGTTTATTGGTATCTCAACTTCTGTTATACTCCAACAACCTTCACATCCTTTTACATTAACTATGTCATCAAGATATCCAGAAAGATCTGTTCCTGTATATATTGGATCAAGCAAACCGTTGCAGTCTTCTAGTATATAATATTGAGTCAAACACTCAGTACATGTGTTAAATGAAGTTACTACAACTACAGTAGTTTCACTAGTTGGTTGAAAATCTATAAGTTCCACAAGGAAACAACCACAGTCTTCTATTTTAACATACTGTCCAACAAATTCTGATAAGTCTTGATAAGTATATTTAATATCATTCTCATTCTCACAACTTGTAAGTTTGTAGGCTACTATAGGTAAACAGTCAGGACATGATTTATACTCTCTAAGTACTATAACATCAACAGGACAATCACACACTTCTTTTGACTCATCTACTGACCAGCATCCATCATAACCTGCAATTTGTACTACAGTATTTGTATCTACATATTGAGATAAACTTTGAAGTCTGGAATATATAACTTCCTGAGTATCACAGTTTGTTAATGCATAACATTCTGTAGGACATACTCCATCAATACAGTTACCATGATCTGTTATTTTTACATTACCTTTTACTATAGGATATATTTGTGAACAAAACTGCAGAGCTCCACCAACTACTTCACGTAATATACCATCACAGTCTAAGTATCTAAGAATAGATTTAGCACTACCAACTACATCATAACATTTACATGGACATTTTTCTGGAAGTGTATCATCAATTCCAAAATTATTAAAGGGATCAGGACATGGTCCTGTATTCTCTAATACAAACCAAGTTGATAGTTCACCATCTGCTGAAATTACTACATACTCATTTAAGTAATCATATAAAAGCTCATTAGTTGAAAAGAATATTTCACCTTCACAATTAACTAATATATAACACTTTATTGCACAATTTGGACAAAGTTCATATTGAGTACAATCAGGTTCCGGTTCTTCTGTTATTATATTAAAGTAAGCTGCAACAGAAGGTGCTGGAGTTAATGTATTCCAGTTTAAGGAAGAGTAAATAGTAACTCTATAACATGTATTTATAAATCCTGGATATAAATTTGTAGGTACTACTAAAGTTCCATAGTTTGTTGTACCATCATAGATAAATTCTAGAAAGTCATTTTCATCACAACAACTTGTGAACCTTATTACATCCCTAGGAAATTGTGCAGAAGCCATTTTATTTAGTAAATTTTTTCAAGTTTAAATATCTATTTGGTCCCCAAGTGTTTGTGTTTACAGTAGGTTTAGCTGGAGCAACAGTTTTAGCTACTTTGGTAGCACAACTACTACAACCTTGCTTTCCATTTGGAAGTGTTCTCTTCTGACATCCACAACTTAACTTAGCACCACAATTAGGACAACTACTCATTTTGTTGGTTTTTTATTGGTTTAACAATTTGTACAAGTTAATTTATTTAAAAGCTTAAGTGCATAATTGTATAAGCTCATTCCTTTCTGTGGCTCATGACAATATTCTACTTTTGCTTTTGCAGCTTGAAGATACATATTAATTAATCTTAAAGCTTCTAATTTCTTTTTGATTGCTGCTGGCGGATCACATGCTGCAGCATCAACATCACACAAAACTTTATTGTATTTTATTAAAGCTTGTGTAATTCTCATGTGGTTGTATTCTACATATACCTGATCATTAGGAGATACACTATACTTAATAATATATATCCCGTCCGGTATATCATAGTTTATTGTTCCACAATCTACTGTTTGCAACTGAAGGTCACATGCAGTTATTGTCTCTGCAAAGTTTTCAGTTGTATCAATCTGCACTGAATATCCAAATCCTGGTACAGTGATATTTAATGTTGGACAAGTTACGGGAAGTAGATTAGTATAAACACTTGTATCAAATAACTTCATGATACATGAGTTCATAACTGTAGGTACTTCCAAGCTTAATACATGATTTGCCATGATGTTTATAATAAAAAAGGGGAGGAGTATTACACTCGGCTCCCCCTTTATGTTTATAGTTTAAATACTATTCTTAACAGAACTGTGTTACGTCAGGATTGAAGTTTGTTGTTAAAACTGGGAAGTTATAAACTGGTTCACAAACTGGTTCAACACATCCTTCTACTTCAAGACCTGTACAACCATTACCACAACCATTACCTAACCAATCATTAACAAAAGTTTCAAATGCAGGAATATCCTCACAAGTAATAACTTCTAACAAGTATTGGTCATTATCAAATGTACTAGTTGGGTTATTGAAACGTGGTACATTGTGTTGGATAAAGTATCTTGTATACAAAGTGTTACGGTTAATAAAATCAAACACACTGTATCCTTGTGTAATCTCACGGATACGGAAGTCTGAGTGGAAGAAGTTTTGTCTGTATTGCTCAGATAAAATAACATCTCTTGCAACTGACTCACCTAATCCCATTACTTGTCTTCCTTCACATTCTTTAACTACACATACTCCGTTGAACAAACATGGATCACCATTTAAGTCCATTTCAGATACATACAATCTAACTGGCTCTACTTCATAGAAGTCAGTGATTTGGAATGTACAGTTTTGGAATTTAGTATCTACATAAGCTCCGTTAAGAACTAAACCAGCACATCCATCAGGAGTGTGTCCTGGAGATACATAATGATCCCAAGTATCAGCTCCTTCATTAGCTAAGAAAGCAGCATTTGTTCCTGGTGCATACCAAGGAGTACCTGTCTCATCAATTAAGATGATTTGCATAAATGGAGAGATAACAGGATATCTAGTAATAGCTTCAGCCCATTGTCTAAAGATTAATGTAGAGTCAATTACTACTGGAGCAATTGCACCTTCTGGACAACATCCACCATATGCAGAAGCAATGATGTAAGAGTTGTGGTTAAGTAATCTTAATGCAGGAGAACCTTTAACATCAACACGTAATGTATAAGTCTCACCACAGAAAAATTCTTTACAACAGTTAGCACCAACACCAGCATCAACTGTAAATGTAGGTTGAGTACCTACTTCACCATCAATAGGTGGAATTGGTTCAGCAATAGTTGTTGTAACAACATCACCGTCAACCCATCCTGAACCACCATTAACAATTTCTACAAAAGTAACAACATTACCTGATACAGTAATATTAGCAACTAAACCAGATCCTGTTGGAGCTGTAGTATCCGCTAATGGAACATCAGTATATACTCCATCTTCTAAATCAGCACCATCATTAAGAATAGTTAAGTTTAAAGCAACATCATCAGTCCAAGCTGTGTTACCAACGTGTACTACTTCATTTTGTGGTAAACATGGATCTACACGGTAGAAACGGTTTACATATCTTGGATTAATTTCCTTAGACTTGTTAGTCTCTAAATACCCACCATGAAAAGGACCAATCTTATCATTTTGATAAATTGAACCTGCAGCAAGTACAAGATTACAACAATCTTCAGGAGCAGCATCAAGAATAGCCCAAGTTCTAGCATTTACAAATGCAAATTCTCCACCCGCTAAGATGTTACCTGGAGTACCTAACTGACCTGTCAATCCATTTGGATTAAAACCTTCTGTTCCCACAAAGGTTTTTCTAAAGGCATGATTAAAATAACTCATTGTTTTTTTGTTTTAGTTTATAAATATATACTATAATATAGTAAAAGTTTTTGAAATAACAAAATTTATTTCAAGAAAAGTAATTTATACTTAGTAGAATTGATAGAATCCTTAACCAAGTCTAGATTATTTACTATCTCTGAATAAGGTAACATCCCCTGGAGTTTGTTTACCATAGCATACAGATCTCTAAGATATGATACACCATCAGCTACAGTATCCAATGTTCTTGGTGCTACATCTTTTATTGTCAATAGTTTTTCAGAAACTCCTTGATAACCTTCTACAAGTGTATCAGCCTGTCCTGGTAAACCATCATAGAAATCTCCTATTGCTATATGAGCAGCATAAGATCCTTCTCCTTTTACTTTTAAATGAAGCTTGTGAAAACTGTTTCTAGCATTCATAAATTCCATTGCACATGCAGCTACCATATTATCTAATGAACTACCACCTACACCTGTATCCGGAGTTGGTTGTGGTTTAGCTGGTTCTTCTTTAGGTTGTGTTACAGTTACTTCTGGTCTACTAACTGTTCTAGCAGGTTCAGGATTTCTTTTTAACATTCTTGTTGCCATTGTTTTTAGTTGTTACGTTCTGCAGTTTCTGTACCTCTAGAGAATTGGTTTGTTGACTCAATATCTCCAGCAAGTATACTTACTGCTTCATCTATTATTAATTCTATTATATCATCTTTAAACTCACATAATACTTCATTTGCAGAAGCTACATTAGTATATGGATCTACACATCCCTGGATTTGAATTTTAATAGGCTGTCTGTAGTATACTAAATCTGCTTTTTCAATATCAAATGCATTATTAGTATATACATTTACTTTATTACCTTTTAGAGTAGCAAAAGTTTCTGCCCATTCAAAACTAGGTTTTTTAGCATCATCTCTCAGAAGTTGATTAAGGTTTCCTTCTTCTGCTAAGTATACTGTCATTCTTCTTTTATCACAGCATTCTTTATTAGCAAAGACATCAACTCTTTTCCACTGAAGATATTCTTGCGGAAGAGAAGCTTCATAATATATCTCTTTATCTGTAAGACTTAGATCATATGTAGATAACAAAGCTTGTAGATCATCCTTTCTTCTAGTAGATTGCTCATCACCTTCTTTAACTAAGTTAATACCATGAAGCTGTCTTCTAACCCATTCTACCTGAGCTTTATTAAAACCTTCTACAATCTGCCAACACTCAAGATTATCATAATCTTGGCTATCCAACTTATTGAGACGTTGTTTAATCTTTATGGTAATTGTACTGTTAAGCATTTCTTATTTCTTTTTTCTTCTTACAGCTCCACCTTTCTTATGATAAATACCTTGTTTTGCTGCTTGTTCAGCTGATATAATTTTAGTAGGTTTAGTTCCATATTTTATAGCTTGTTCATTAAGCATTTCTTTATGCATTTTTTCTGTATCCGCTGGTATTGCTCTTTTTTTAGCACCATATCCAGGTTTATTAATCAACATATCATCAGGTTCATCACCTGTACTAATACCATATTGAGCTTTCTTAATAGACTTTTTAACTACAGCTTGTCTAGCTTCATTAGCTTTTCTGAAGAATGTAATTGGATTTGGTTTATCAGTCTTTTTCATAGTTATTTCTTTTTATTAGCTTTTGCTATTTTCTTAAATGTAAGTGCTAAAGTTCTAGCTTTGCCAGTACAACCAGGTTTAGTTATTGGAGTACATTTGCCTGCAGTACCTCTACGTTCAATAGAGGCTGAGACTTTTTGCATCCACTTTTTATCTGACTTCTTTTTAGTTGCCATGACTATCTTTTTTTAGCACCACCTAATTTTTTAATAACACCTCTACCTTTAAGAATATCAGCTCTAGTAACTTTACCATCTTTATTTAAATCTGGAAAACCACCTTTTTTAAATGATCTTGACATAACACATTTACCACTTGCATCTCTTACCATACCACCTTTACAAGAAGATTGTACAGCACGGTTAGGTGCAAAAGACCCACCTTCTTTAAGCATTCTACCACTGTATGTTCTAGGATTGTTACCATATTGCGGCATTCCTAGTATTGTAGATCCACCTGCTTGGTACTTTTTAACTGATCCTCCTTTTTTCTTTTCTTCAGTATCTTTAGAAGCTAATTTTTGTTTTGCCTCTTTAGTTGTCATAGCAGGATTAGACTTTTTAAGCTCTTTAATAGCTTTTCTTTTTTTAGTAGCATCAGAAATCATTTTACCAGCAACACCTGCAATACCAGATATACCAGCAGTAATACCTGCTATTATACCACCACTACAAGGTTTACAACCTTCTCTTTTTCCACCTACATATTTTGGACACTGTCCAGGAGGACATTCTGCAGAACCACCTTTAGCCATTTTTTTAACAGCAGTAACCTTACCACCATCTTTCATTTTACCACAACCGTATTTACAAGTTTTCATTTTATATATGTTTTAACAATTCCATTTTCTTAGTGAAAGAGCCTTTCTTGTAGGTCTTCCTTTTTCATCTTTCATAGGACCCTTTACTCCAGACATTCTGCTACAAAAGCTCCGTCTTCTCTTAGCATCTTTACTATCAGGATCTAATTTAGAAGGCTTTGTAGTAACTGCAAGTTTCAATCTACTGCCCGGGTTTTCTCTTCTATAAGAAGCAACACCTTTAGCATTAAGACCTCCTGTCTTATTTTTTCCTTCTGACCTTGTCCATGCGGGAGTAGAACCACCAGATTTCATCTTAGGTTTTTTACCAGCTTTCTTCATTGAGATAGCTATTGCTGCTTGTTGTGCTCTACTTCCTGCCATTTTTCTTACCTTTATATTTATAGTCCGGGTTATCTTTATGCCATTTCTTTGTAGCTGCTACTCCTTGCTTAACTGTTTTTGCTCTTCCCTTTGCAGTTAAATCTATAGTATCCCACTGTCCTTTATCTTTTGTAGGATGGTTGACCATAATATTACCAACCTTTCCTTCACCTTTTTTTGTAGTCTTTTTATAAACTACATGTTTTTCACCACCGGCAGTAACTTTTACTTTTTTAGTTTTTGCCTGTGCCATGATTAAATCTTTTTACCAGCTGCAATGCTGTTAAACTCTTTTGCTTTTTCAGCTGCCATCTTTTTTACATCAGCCATTAACTTAGCATTCTTTTGTATCTCAGATGCTCTCTGTAATGTAGTCATAGCAGATTCAATTTCCCATTTTCTTTGTTCTGCTTTACCACCAAAAATAGAAATACCAACTGAAGAAGTTGATTTCTTAGCTGGTGCTTTTTTAGTTGTTGTTTTCTTAATTGCCATAATTATGCTTTTGATACCCTTCTTCCCATACCTACTCTAGACTTTTCAGCTTTCTTAGCAGCTAGTTTAGAAGGAGTTAGTTCATACTTAGTTTTTGGTGTCTTGCTTGACACCTTTTTTGTAGGCCGGCAGTATTCATTTTTACCACCGGCACCACAAGGTTTTCCTGATTTAGTATCTTGCCACTTTTCAGCTTGCCATCTTTTTAGTTCAGTTCCTTTCTCAGTCTTCCTAACTTGTCCTTTACCTTTACGGCATTTGGCAATAGCTTGGGAAGCTCTTGCTGAAGGGAACACAGCATACCGTGCTTTTACACTATGATAGCAAGAATCCTTTGGCATTACTTCTTTCTTTTAACAGTCATCCCGTATTTAGCTTTAGCTTTTTCAACTGGATTCATAGTTGATGTGCTACCAGTTGGAGTTTTTGCAGGACCCTGTTTGATATTATACATTGAAGGTCCTGTTTTTGTTCCACCACCTTCACCATACTTTTTTATGGTCGTTCCATATTTAGCTTTTGGTGTAGCTGTTTTAGGAGCAGAAGATGTACCACCTGAACGTCCTTTGGCAACTTTAGAAGCAGAAGCACTTGGATTTACACCAGGTTTAACACCTTTTGATCCAGCAGATTTAGTAGCTTGAAGTTTAGCATTAGGATTAACCATACCACCTGTTTTATAAGTAGCTTTAGTTATACCACCTTTTTGTTCT